ACCGATCCGAACGCTACACTCCGAACATGGCACGCAAGCCCGGACACCCTGCACCTCAGAAGAACGCCACCGCCGCGCTCACCCCGGACGAAGCTGACCGCTACCGTCAGGTCGTCGAGCTGCGCCGTGTCGGCTGGACATTCGACGAGATCGCCGACCACGTCGGCTACGCCAACCGATCCTCCGCCAAGACCGCCTACGACGCCGCCCTCAAGCGCTGGGGCACCGCCGCCGTCGAAGAGGTCCGAGCATCCGAAGGCGAACGCATCTACCAGCTCTGGCGACGAGTGTCGACCGCTATCGCTCAACTCGGACCCGACGCCGACCCGAACCAACTCGCCACCCTCACCAACTCAGCAATCCGGATCTCCGGCGCACGCCGCCAACTGTTCGGCATGGACGCGCCCCGCCAGGTCGAGGTCACCGGCCCGGAGGGCGGGCCGCTCCGCACCGACGTCGGTGAGATCCTCCGGGAGCGTCTCCGCAAGCTCGAAGCGTGACCGACCAGCGCTCGGTCGTTGAACGGCTCCGAGCCGCCGAGGGCATCGACTGGGCCGAGGACTACGACCCGCACTTCATCCGGTCGATCCTGTACGACTGGTCGGTGTGGGCACGCCCCGCCCAACTCGCCCCCGACGGCGACTGGCGCGTCTGGCTGATCCTCGCCGGTCGAGGGTTCGGCAAGACCCGATCCGGTGCCGAATGGGTACGACAACAGATCGAGGCTGGTCACGCCGGACGCATCGCCCTCGTCGGAGCAACCGCCGCCGACGTCCGCGACACGATGATCGAGGGCGAGTCCGGGCTGCTACGGATCTTCCCCGACGAGACCCGCCCCCGATACGAACCCTCGAAACGCCGGGTCACGTTCAGCAACGGAGCGATCGCCACGACGTACTCGGCCGACGAACCCGACCGGCTCCGAGGACCGAACCACGACCTCGCCTGGGCTGACGAGGTCGCCGCGTGGCGCTACCCCGACGCCTGGGACCAGCTCATGTTCGGCCTCCGCATCGGAGACCGTCCCCGAGCCGTAGCCACCACCACCCCTCGACCGACCCGCCTGATCCGCAACCTTGCCGACCGGCCCGACTGCGCCGTCACGAAAGGCTCGACCTACGACAACGCAGCCAACCTCTCCCCGGCGTTCCTCGACGAGATGCGACAGCGCTACGAGGGCACCCGTCTCGGACGTCAGGAACTCGAAGCTGAACTGCTCCTCGACGCCGACGGCGCTCTCTGGACTCGGGACATGCTCGACGACGCCCGCACCACCACCGTCCCCAACCTCCGCCGCGTCGTCGTCGCGATCGACCCGGCCGCTTCGGCCAACGCCGACTCGGACGAGACCGGCATCGTCGTCGCCGGTGTCGACGACCACGGTCACGGCTACGTCCTGGAGGACCGCTCGATGAAGGGCAGCCCAGCCGAGTGGGCCTCCGCCGCGGTCACCGCGCACCACGTCCACAAGGCCGACCGGATCGTCGCCGAAGCGAACCAGGGCGGCGACATGATCTCGCACACTCTCCGCACCGTGGACGCCGCCGTCCCCGTGAAGCTGGTCCACGCCTCCCGAGGTAAACGCACCCGAGCCGAACCGGTCGCTGCCCTGTACGAGCAGGGCCGGGTCCACCACGCCGGAGCGTTCCCCGAACTCGAAGACCAACTCTGCACCTGGACGCCGGACGGTCCCTCGCCGGACCGGCTCGACGCGCTCGTCTGGGCGCTCACCGAACTGATGGTCGGCGCGAAGCAGCCCGAAGCGGTCGTCCCGTTCCAATCCACCCGCCCGTCACCCTGGAGTGTCTGACTCGTGCTACACTGACAGGCGAGCAACCCGTTGGAACGATCTGCTCAGCAAGCGCCCCTGGATCCCGACCGTGGTCCGGGGGCGCTCACGCTTTTCCTGGACTACGATTCAGCCGTGGTCGCCGTCCCTTCGTACATCAGTGCCAACGCGTCCCGAGGACTCGACCTGATCGAGTTCGCCGGAGACGGTCTACGCCCCGCCACGGTCCGAGAAGCCCGTGCGATGGCAGGCGGCAACGTCTCCGAAGACAAGGTGACCCGGATGGCTGCCTGGTTCGCCAGGCATCGAGGCGACCTCGACTCGCCGAAGGCAGGCGAGTACCTCCGAGGCGAGACCGACCGACCCACCCCCGGCCAGGTCGCCTGGCTCCTCTGGGGCGGCTCCCTCGGCCAGGACCGGATGGCGGCGATGGAATGGGCCGAGCGCACACGAGACCGACTGGAGAAGGACGTCTCCGCCCGAGTCCGACAGGCACTCCAGAACAAGGTCGACGAGCACAACGAGAAGCACGGCGGCACCGCCTCGAAGCGCGTCACGCTCCGGATGCTGACCGCCGTGTTCGAGCGAGGCGTCGGCGCGTACAACACGAACCCGCAGTCAGTCCGCCCCGGTGTCGGGTCGTCCGACCAGTGGGCCTACGCCCGCGTCAACGGCTTCCTCCGAGCCGTCCGCACCGGACGGTATGCGTCCGGCAAGTTCGATACCGATCTGCTCCCCGAAGGTCACCCGCTCTCGACGAGGAAAGACATGAACACCGAGAAGGCCCACATCAGCTACCCCGACGGCGAACCGATCCCGCACGCTCTCCCCGACGCGTACGCCCCAGCCGAGGATCAGCGTCGCTGCGACAATTGCTCCTATTACAAGATCGGAGCGTGCCTGAAGTTCGGGGCGGCGGTCCGGGCCGGGTACGTCTGCAACGCATGGAAGCCGCTGCTCGCCGAAGTCGACGTCGAGTCGGGCTACGGCTACGACGACGAGGAGAAGGGCTACGGTCACGACTTCCGCAAGGAGATCGTCGAAGAAGACGGCGAGTTCTGCGTCTACTCCGAAGGCCGTGGCCGCCGGTTCGGTTGCTACGACACGATGGCCGACGCTGAGGAACGGCTCGCTCAGATCGAGTCGTTTGCCCGGTCGCTCGATGGTCTCACACCCGAGCAGCTCATCGCCGCCCATCAGCTCACCCAGAAGTCGAGCGGCGACATGATGCTCGAACTCGCCCGCTCGGTCATCGAGGACCGGCTGGAGTTCCTCGGCTTCGCCCCGCCATACACGACCGGCGACACGACCGAGAAACTCGCAGCGCTCCACGCCGTCGTCCCGTTCGCTAAAGCCGAGGAGCGCTACACGCTCGGCCCGGTGTACGTCCCCGGCCGCCTCGACGGCCACGGCGAGTTCATCGACGCCGACACCCTACAGAAGGCGATCTGGGACTGGGTCCGCTCCGGCGACCGCACCATCTTCCTCCAGCACTCCGAAAAGGCCGCCGGTGAAATGGTCGAGATCCTGACCTGGCCGATGCCGATCCAGACGGCGCTGTCGCTTCCCGGCGAAGACATCCGCAAGGTCGAGTTCCCCGCCGAGACCCCGTTCATGGGTGTCGTGTGGGAGACCTGGGCCTGGGATCTCGTCAAGCAGGGACAGCTTCGCGGTTACTCGATCGGTGGCAAGGCTCGCCGGGTCGAAGCAGACTTATCACTCACTTCTCACGGTGAGTAGATAAACTGGGACTCCACCACCACAGGAGGAGAACCATGAAACTCGCAGGCAGTATCGCCGCTTTCCTACTCGCCATCATCGGCGCAAACTGGGCGCTCGAAACGTGGGGGGTGATCGACATCGGCCTCGGTCTGACCGCACCGGCCGGGGTGTTCTTCGCTGGTCTGACGTTCGGGCTACGCGACGTCATCCACGAGTACGGCGGAGTCCGCGCCGTCGTCCCCGCGATCGTCGCAGGTGCCGGTCTCTCGTGGCTGCTCAGCGACGCCGTCTCGATCCCCGGAGGCGTAACGTCGATCGCCGTCGCATCAGGCGCAGCGTTCCTGCTCGCCGAGCTGTTCGACCTCGGCGTGTACGCACCGCTGCGAGAGCGCAACTGGCCGATCGCTGTCGCTGCGTCGAACGTCGTCGGGTCGATCGCAGACTCGATCGTGTTCCTCTGGCTCGCGTTCGGGTCGCTCGACTACATCACCGGACAGATCGTCGGCAAGGCGATTATGGTCGCTGTTGCTTTACCGATCGTCGCGATGGCTCGACGACGCTACGAACAGCCGCTCGTCGAGTTCACGGTCATGGTCCCCGGCGATAGTTGATCTACTTCGGGAACCCGTCGACGGAAACGATCCGTCGGGCGATGGCAGACCGCGACGATCTCGGCGCGATCGTGACACCGCATCGGGGCAGCAACTTCGACCCGAGCATCCCGACGCTCATTGACAACGGATGCTTCAGCCAGCCGGACTCGTTCACCGTCGACGGTTACCGGAGACTCACCGCCGACTACCCGACCGCGATCTTCGCAACGGTGCCCGACGTCGTCGCTGACTGGAACGGGACGCTGCAACGCTGGCGATCGTTCCCGAAGGACGACTGGCCGGTGCCGTTAGCGATCGTGTTGCAGGACGGCGCGAACGTCGAGACGGTCCCATGGGACGAGATCGGCGCAGTCTTCGTCGGCGGTTCGACCGAATGGAAGCTCGGGTCCGACGCCCGTTCGATCGTCACTGAAGCGAACGAGCGCGGCGTCTGGACCCACATGGGACGAGTCAACGGTCGACGTCGTCTGCTGTACGCCGAATGGATCGGCTGCGACTCCGCCGACGGCACACATCTCGCGTTCGGGCCAGACCAGAAACTGCCCGAGCTACTCGCGTGGCTCGACGAAGTCAACAGTCAGCCTGCGCTATTCGACGCAGCCCTATCCCCGACCGTGACCAGCGAGTAGGCTGCCGACCGTGGCGCAGAATAAGACGGGCGGCCGGACCACGCCGGTCAAGAAGCAGAAGGTGACCTCGACCGACTTCGCAGAGGTCGGCTCCGCTGGCCTGTCGGTTAACGCCGGACAGATCACCGAGGACTTCCTTCGGCAGCTCCAAGGCCGAGGCGGCATGGCGATCTACCGCGAGATGGCCGAGAACCATCCCGTGATCGGCGCGACGCTCGCTTCGATCGAGATGCTGTTCCGCTCCGTCGAATGGACCGTGCAGCCCGCCGACTCCGACGACCAGGCTGCGATCGACGAGGCCGAGTTCGTCGCCTCGTGCATGGCCGACATGTCGACCTCATGGGAAGACTTCGTGTCGTCCGTTCTCGGGTTCCTGGTGTATGGCTACTCGCTCCACGAGATCGTCTACAAGCGCCGCAACGGCCTCACCGACGACGGCACCTCGTCGAAGCACGATGACGGCCGGATCGGCTGGCGCAAGCTCCCCGTCCGGGCGCAGGACACGATCACCGAATGGCGGCTCGACTCGCACGGCGGCATTGAGGGCGCGATCCAGCAAGACCCGACCGCCGGGACGAACGTGTTCCTCCCGATCGAGAAGACGCTGCTGTTCCGCACGACGACCCGGCTCAACAATCCGCAAGGCCGGAGCATCCTCCGCTCGGCGTACGTCTCCTGGTACTACCAGAAGCGCATCACCGAGATCGAAGCGATCGGCATCGAGCGAGACCTCGCCGGGATGCCGGTGGCGTTCGTGCCACCGCAGCTCCTCTCCGACTCCGCCACCTCCGCCGAGACCCAAGCCCTCACCGCGATCAAAGAGATCGTCCGCAATATTCGCAGAGACGAGCAGGAGGGTCTCGTCTTCCCGCTGGCCTACGACCACGAGACCGGCAACCTCGCCTACGACATCAAACTCATGTCGACCGGCGGCCGCCGCCAGTTCGACACGAACGTCATCATCGGCCGCTATGACACCCGCATCGCGATGACGATGCTCGCCGACTTCCTTCTCGTCGGCCACGACCGCATCGGTGCGCAAGCGCTCAGCGTCTCGAAGATCGAGCTGTTCCAGGACTCGATCGCTGCGTATCTCGCTTCGATATCTGACGTGCTCAATAGCTTCGCGGTGCCTCGCCTGATGCGAATCAACGGCATCGACCCGTCGCTCGCCCCGACGATCACGTACACCGCACCACGAGCACCGGACCTCGACACGATCTCGAACTACGTTTCACGTCTCGCCACCGCCGGGGCACTCATGCCGGACGACAACCTGGACGACTACCTGCGAGAGATCGGCGGACTGCCGACCGAGGAGGAAGCGGAGGTCGCCTAGTGCCTCCGGTCCGGGTCGAGCTGGTCCAGAAGAACCGGCTCGACAACCACCGCCCCGAGTTCCGCCCGACCGACTCGGCGAAGCTCTACGGCTCGGAACGCACCCTCGCTTCGGCCGTCAACCGGATCGCCGACGCCATCCCGACGTCGCTTGTCGTCGACTACATCTACGGCCGCATCGGAGCGACTGCCCTGACCCGCCGAGTTGCCGAGGTCATCCAGGACGACCCGACGATGATCGAACGGCCCCTGTTCTCCGGGTTCCAGGTCGGCGAAGCAGACGACGCCGCTAAGCAACGCAAAGACGTAAACCGTCGCTTGCGAGAACTCGGCGCGACGGTAAGGCTCCGATCGACCGACGAACTCCGCAAGGCACTCGACGAAGTCGTGTGGGAACCGCCCTATCGGGGATCGTTTGACATGACCGACCCGAACGCACCCGGCCGCATCCATGCCCGAATGCAGTCCCAGCGCATCCTCACCGACCTCTCCCGGTCAACCGTCACCTCAATTGACACGATCATCCAGAACTCGTTTCGGGTCACGCAGAGGTTTAGCACCGGCCGCACCGTCACCGGTCTCACCCCGACCCAGACCGCCGCCACGATCTTCACGGCGCTCGACGAGATCGGCCCAACCCCGACCGGCGCGGACCTCGCCGCCCGCACCGCTATCCACACCCGAGGGCTCAACCCGCGGTGGGCGCTCGCCGTCGAACGCTCCGGCAACGCCGCCGGTTACCGCGCCGCCCGCAACGGAGCCAGCCCTGAACGGGTTCTTCAGATCGCCGACCGGCAGATGCGCCGCCACGGCGACAAGCTCCGCCGGGCACGCGCCCGCATGATCGCCCGCACCGAGATCGCTGTCGCTCAGAACGCCGGGATACAAGCCCAGCACGACGCCATGATCGCGTCCGGGGTCGCGTCGCCGGACTCGAAGAAGGAATGGATCACCGGCCCGTTCGACGTGTGCCCGATCTGCACACCGCTTGGCGGCACGACTGTGCCGGTGTCAGGCGAGTTCTTTTGGTCCGGCGGTTCAGGCAACCCGCCAGCGCATCCGAGTTGCCGATGCAAGACACGGCTCCAACCCTCGATCGCCTCGGCCCCGGAACGCATCGGTGAAGGCACGATGGCCGACCCGTACCGGTATCGCTTCGCTGACGGCTGGGTCGTCCCGGTCACCCGATGACCTCCCTCTACTGACACGCCGGAATACGCCACCTACACTCGGCGGCGTGCAAGCGCATCAACTCGTGGATCTCGAACTCGACGAAGTATCTGGGGTGGACCACCCCGCGTCCCTCGTCGAAGGCTGGCTCGTCATGAAAGCCGACGACCCGATCTCCGACGCGTTCGCCGACCTAATCACCGACCAGGAGAAGGACACCGTGGAAGACACCCACGAAGCCGACCCGGTCATCGAGACTCCGGTCGCTGACGAAGCGTTGGCGAAGGAACTCGGCGATCTGCGGAAGGCCCTCACTGACATGACCGCCCACTTCGAGAAGGCTGCCGCCGAGCGTGACGCGCTCGCCGAGACCGCCGAGATCGAGAAGGCCGCCGCAAAGGTTGCCGGATGGGATCAGGTCCCCGGCATGACCGACGACTTCGTCCCGGTGCTGCGCTCGCTTGATGACGAGCAGCGTGACGCTGTGGCCGCCGTCTTCGACGCTTGCCAGATCGCGTTCGCCGAGGCGGACGTCACGAAGGAACTCGGCACCGACGCTCCCGGCGACGGCGACGCTCTTTCGACCATCCAAAATCTCGCCAAGGGCCTCGTAGCCGAAGGCAAGGCAAACAATTTCCACTCGGCGATCGCTGCTGTTGCGGCTGATCGTCCCGACCTCTACGCCGAATATGTCGGCGGGAAGGGCTGAGACTCATGGCATACGAGTCCCCGCAGATCTGCATCGGCACGCTCACCGCTGCCGCTGACCTTTCCAGCAAGCAGTACTACTTCGTGAAGCTCGCCAGCGAGTCGACCGTGAACGTCTGCTCTGCTGTTACCGACGTCCCGATCGGCGTCCTCCAGAACACCCCGGAATCCGGCGAGAGCGCTGAGATTTGCATCTTCGGTCTCTCGAAGGTTTCCGCTGACGCCACCCTCGCCGCGGGCGACGTCATCGGCACCTCGGCGGATGGGCAGGCTCAGCCGCTCACCGTCGGCACCGAGACCACCGTCTACACCTGCGGCCAAGCCATCACCGCTGGCGCAGCGAACACGCTCCAGACCGCATTCATCAACATCTCGAACGGGAGGGCTAGCTGATGCCTCAGCCAACTCAATCCGACGTCCATGTCGACGCGATCCTCACCGGCATCTCGGTCGCCTACATGCAGGAGGCGGATCACTTCGTCGCTGGCAAGGTGTTCCCGTCCGTCCCGGTGAGCAAGCAGAGCGACAAGTTCTTCACCTACACGCAGGCCGACTTCTTCCGCGACGAGGTCAAGTACCGCGCCGACGGCACCGAGTCCGCCGGTTCGGGCTACGGTCTCTCGACCGACAGCTACTCGGCGAACGTGTGGGCGCTCCACAAGGACATCGGCGACCAGACCCGTGCCAACGCTGACGCTCCGCTCAACATGGACCAGGACGCCACCCGCTTCCTCGCCCAGCAGATGCTAATCCGTCAGGAGCGCGACTGGGCGACCAACTACTTCGGCACCTCGATCTGGGACACCGACACCACCCCGTCGACCCTGTGGTCGGCATCGTCCGGTTCGGACCCGATCGGCGACGTGCAGGCCGGTATCAACACCGTCCTCACGAACACCGGTTACCGCCCGAACGTCGGCGTCTGCTCCTACGCAGTCTTCAGCATCCTGAAGAACCACAGCGACATCGTCGAGCGCTACAAGTACACGACCAGCGAGTCCATGACCACCGACCTGATCGCTCGGGTCCTCGGTCTCGACGAGCTGCACGTCATGGGTTCGATCGTGAACACCGCTGACGAAGGTGCTACGGCGTCGTACAGCCAGATCGGCGACAAGGACATGCTCCTCGCATACGTCCCGCCGTCGCCTGGCCTCATGCAGCCCTCGGCTGGCTACAACTTCTCGTGGACCGGTCTCGCCAACTCCGGCGGCATCGGCACCTCGACCAGCGTCAGCCGGTTCCGCATGGACCACCTCCGCGCCGACCGTCTTGAGATCCAGTCCGCCTGGGACTTCAAGGTCGTTTCCAGCGCCCTCGGGTACTTCTTCTCGAACTGCGTCGCCTGACGTAGCGGGTAGATCCCACCCCCAACATCAACAGCCCGCCCGGTTTTCGTTCTCCTTTCCGGGCGGGCTGTTGCGCGTCTCTGCTGACGCGTACGGCGTCGTGACGTAGGATGACCGCATGACGTGGACCTACTCCGGTGACCCGGCAACGAACGCACGCGACTCGATCCGGTTCCTAGTCGGCGACACCGACACCAACGACCAGCTCGTCACCGACGAAGAGATCGCCTGGACCAATAACCAGGTCACCGGCTCCGACACTGCGACGACGGATCTCTACACCGTCGCCTACCGGGTCATGCTTGCGATCGCCTCGAAGTTCTCCCGCCTTGCCAACCAGGCCATCGGCGACATGCGCGTCGACCTGTCGCAGAAGGCCGACAACGCCCGCACCCAAGCCGAGCAGCTCCGGGTCCTCGCCGGACGCGAGAACCTCGTGCCGGTCCCCTACGCCGGAGGCATCTCGGTCTCCGACAAGCAGATCGACCGCGACAACGCCGACCGGGTTGACCCGTTCTTCA